AGCACCATACAACCACATGTAGATGAATTTTTTACTTTCGTCACGTGTGCTCAGCCCCGCTGCTTCTTGGTTGGCGGTGTGGATGTCTCCGTCAACAATGGTCTTAGCGTAACTACCTTTGTCCCACTGAGCTAGGTAGTGAGCCAACACACGTAGCTCTATGCCTGAAGCGTCTGCCCCTACAAGAACTTTACCGTCAGGAGCTTTAAACAGCTCACGGCACTCACCACCATAAGGGGCGCGAGTAGCGGGTACTTGTGCTAGGTTTGGTTTGGAGTGAGAACAGCGTCCTGAGTAGGTCCCATGCGTGTTGACGTTACCATGTATAAGACCGTCCTTAACCATACCCATCCAAGCATTCTTACCCTCAGCCAAAGCGCCTAGACGCTTCTGAACCAAAAGGTATTCCAGTAGCTTGTCAGCGGCGGGTGTCCCAATCTCCTTCAAGACAACTTCGTTAATCTCAGGGCGCTTACCCTCATAAGCCTTGGGTTTCCACCCGTCTGCCATCAGGCGCTCAGCAATCTGGTCCCGGCTACCGGGGTTGAAGGGTATCGACTTGGTCTTGAACCCGTCCTTGTAAACGTCAGCCGCTTTGTTACCTGCTTCAACCGCGCTTTTCTTAGTCTTCCAAGTAGAGCCATCCGGGGTCTTCCATATAGGAGACTTGGTCTGCACTACAGTGGGGGAAAAAAGCTCCTGTAACTCCTCCTCCAATTCAACTCTACGCTTCATCAGGGTAGCGGCGAGGTCTCTAGCCTTAGATTCATCAAAAGGGAACCCGTTGCGAACCTGCTCCTGAATAGCCAAAGCGAACTCATGCTCAATAAGAAGCATCTTCTTACTGGGAGACCTGTCCATTAGATGGTCGTAAAGAGCGCGAGTCACCCGAACGTCCTGTTCACAGTAATCCTGCATCTCCTGACTCCACTCTGTCCAGTCTTCGGTAGCCCCGTGGTCGTCCTTATGAATACCAAGGCGAACTCCCCAAGCTTTAAGACTGTGGCTACCTGCTAAAGCGCGTGGGAAGTCGTCGTCTTTGAAGTCATCGTTCTTCCTGTCAGGGTAGATGCAAGCTGCCATCACTTTGGTGTCGATGACAAACGGAGGTTTAACAGACAAAGTATTATCCCTGTCCATCTTCAGTAGGGCTGGCCAGTCAAACCCAATAGCGTTGTGCCCTATGATTTGGTGAGCAGCTCCTATGATTTCAAAGGCTCTTTGTAGAGCGCCTTCAGTCTGACTGTTGTATGAATAGAGCTTCCCGGTATCGACATCCTGTAAACAGATGCAGTGTATTGTGTGTAGGTCAGTCAATCGTTCCCAATCCGTAATGGCGTTGGTCTCGATATCGACTATTAGTTTCTTCATTTACGGTGTGTGTTGATGAGGTCTGTTATCCGAATAAGAACGCCCACAGACGTGTTGTTATCCCCGCCCCTCCTCTCTTTGTCCGACCCTTTGAGGGGGTCAACAATCTCTTTGAGGCGGTCGGCGGTAAGGAGTATGAAAGTCTCTTCAACGACAAAGCACCAGTAGTCAGCCTCGGAGGTTGAGATACCTGAAGGCTTGCCTCGGGATTCATACTCGACAAATACATTCCCAGTAAGCCGCGCTTTCCGGTCACGTTTAACTTCAACTTTTTTTCCTTCAAATATCGCCGCAAGAGCTTGCTCAGCCACTTGTCCGACTTTGAGGTCATAGCGGAAGTCGCTATTATATTCCATGTGTTAGAAGGGGGAGTTTGTTTCTTCATCATCGCTGCTTTCTTGTGTTTGTGTAATCTCCGCTTCTACCAGTCTACCAGTCGTTTGGCTATAACGAAGTGTAGTAGCCAACCCAGTGTCTCCGCTAAACCTGTTCTTCAAAACGCGCACGTTTGTTAGATGACGAGACTCAGGGTCTTGCTGGTCACGCTCAAGTCCGACAACGCAGTCAGACAACTGAGCAATAGCAGCACTACCTCTGAGCTGAGCCAGTGTGGTCTCAGCCCCATTCTCATGGCCGCGCCCATCAGGACGTTTCAGGTGGCTAACAAGTATGAGTCCAAGCTTACACTCTTCAACGAGTCCACGTAGCTTGGTCATCGTGTTGTCGATGAGACGCCGTTCGTCTCCGCTGTCGATGCCGCTTACAACAATAGACAAGTGGTCTAATACGATATACTCAACGCCCAGCGCTTTAGACATATATCGGATGTGGTTCAGTAGGTTCTCTGATTCAAGGGAGCCCCAGTGGTCATAGAAGAACATCCTACCGTTACCTACAGTTTCCTCGAAGGCTCTCTTGTAGTCATCGTCAGCCTTAATTGGCTCAAGGTGAAGGAGCTTGTTCATCTCCAGTCCTATGATGGAGTTGGCTGTTCGCTCAATGGACTCCTCCAAGGCGATGTATCCAATCTTGCGGTAGGTATTTCTAATTAGATGGTGAGCAATCTCCTTGGTAACAGCGCTCTTACCAATACCTGACCCAGCGCAAACGGTGACAATCTCTCCAAGGCGCAGCCCGTGCGTCTTCTCGTTAAGCCCTACCCAAGGGTAAGGAACGCTATCGTTAACCTTGGTGGTAGTCAGGCGGTCGAACAAGTCGGAGCCCTCCATGATGGTGTCAGGTCTCCAGACCTTGGCTTGCCAATAGGCGTCAACAATCTCCCTGCTCCTCCCCTCCATGAGCATCTCATTGGGGTCCTTCATGGTGAGGTGTGCAATCTTGCACTTACCTGCTGGTAGGATGTGACTACACGCTTCAGCCGCTTTGTTACCTGAGTCGTCGTTGTCAAACATGAGGACAATCTCCTCAAACTTATCTAACCACTTCAGTTGCTTTTTGAATACGCTCTTAGCTGACTGCGCCCCGCTAGGTAAGCTGACCACAGGCCACTTACCCTCACCAACTACTTGCGCTACAGTGAGGCAATCAATCTCACCCTCAGTAATGGTCAACCGCTTACCTCCATTGGGCCAGAGATGCTGCCCCCAGAAATAAGTAGGACTACCTATAGCTGTGAAGTCCTTACCAGCAAAGCGAACCTTCTGGGCAATGATGCTGCGTTCCGGGTTGCGGTAGGTAGCAATGTGGCAGTCTTTCCCTAAGTGGGAACCTATGCGGTAGTCATACCGCTGACATACTTCTTTGTGTATGCCTCTTGTAGGGATAGACATGAAGTCCCCCTGTAGGAATTGGGGTAACGTCCCCGATGTTGTACTCATTTCTTGTGTGTGTGTTTGTTTTCCAGTGGTGGGATTGAACAGACCGCAGACGAAGCACTTGGTGCTTCCGTCCTCGTTGATGGATAACCCATCGCTGCTCCCACAATCCTCGCACGGCTGGTGTGTATTTATGAAACCCATGTTAGTGGTATGACCTTCTCGCACCACTTGAATCCCTTTTTGTCGCACCAGTCAGCATAGGTTGTCTTGCTGCTTTTGTTGAGGCGGTTCTTCGCGTTCTGGAAACAGAATCGAATGTCCAACTCAGGGTGCGCTTCACGAACTCGTAGATGCTTTGTCCGGTCTGCTGATGTGAAGTAGCCTTTAGCTTCTACGATGACTCCATTGGGTAGAATGAAGTCAGGCTTGTAGGTTCTAAAGACCGTGTAGGTCAGCTTCTCGGTCTCGTAGGAGAAGGCAACGCCCATCTTATTTAAATGACTCGCTACCTTCTCCTCGAAACACGAACGATAGCCTGACTTAGAACGGCGAGACTTTTTCTTCCTCGTCATTCAAGACCTCTGAGAAGGCTTCTCCGCTTGTGGTGTATCCATCTGCTTCCGCTGAGAAGCTAGAGGCCCCGCTTCCTGACGAGTATTCAACAAGCTCAAGAACCTGAGCTTCTCGTAGGCGAAGAGTATAACCGAAACCTTGAGAGGAAACGAACCAAGGATTAAAAGTCATACTCATCTTAATCTTAGAGCCAGAGCCAATCTTAGGTTGGTCAAGGATGGGCTTAACCTGACTGTCAAACAGAGGGATGTTGAACTCCAACGTCTCTCCGTTACGAGTGATGACCTTCGCTTTTTGTTTGGCGAAGATTTCATAGTCCCCGTCGTCAGTGATTCTGACCGGGTTGGATTGTGCTTTACGAACTTCCTTACCTTGCTTCTCGCACTCTGCTTTGTAGGCAGCTTCAACAAGAGGGTCTACCTTAGCCTTGAACTCCTCAAACTCCTCCTTCGTTACGTGGAGCTTACAGCTGTAAACTCCAGCATCGTCGAAGGCGGTGTCGGGGTGAACGAGTTTCGGGTATACGGCGGTCCCAATAGGGCTTACTAGTTTAATGGCGTTCTTGCTCATTATGTGTTGTTATTTGTGTTTGTTCTAACTGAAGAGATACCGACTATGCTTGACTGTTGTTGGGTCAAAGGTTCCATACTCAGGTAACTCTGGAAACTCCAACTCGGGGTTGGAGTGCCGCAAGGAATTATCCAGTTCCGCAAGCAAGTCAACCTCAAAAATACCAGAAGCTGCATCCCTGATGGAATCCGCAAGGGTCTGAGACTTGTTTGTATGTGTCCCGAACGAGTCATGTATACACGAAAAATCCCATATACCACGGGCGTTAGCTTCGATTACTGTCTTGGTGAGAATACTGGCGTCGATGCTATGAACAAAGTTTGGAGAAATACCTTGCTTGGCTCTCGCTAGGCTCAGCTCATCAGTGCTGTCCCTGAAGTTAACCCACGTAGCTTCTCCAGCAATCTGAGTAGATACAGACTTACTTATTTGTTTGGTGTAGTGCTGAAGGACAGGGAATCCTGTAGGCGTAGTCCATTCGACATCCTTACCTGCGCGGGTGAGAACCTTGGCTACTTCTTGAAGGTATTTCATGCACTTAGTTGGTCGGTCAAATACCTCATGGATTGCTTCCCATACATACTTAGCTAAGTAGCCTGTTACCTTGTAGCGCTCTTGCTCGCTAAAGGGATTCTCCTCTTGGTTTTTTCTTAGCCTGTCTTGATACCACTCGTCTACATAAGCGCGGCATGAATAAAAAGTTCCCCCGTAAGGGTATACCATAGTCGGTCTTTTAGTAGCTTTTCTGTCTACACCAAACTCAATCCATTTTCTAGCTACTAGGTTTCCAGTAGTAGCATCTTTGTTTAACTTGTCTACTACGTGGGACGCAATCACAGCGTAGATGTCCTGAGGAAAAGGAGTAGGAGCAGCGTTAGTCGCGTAAGCGGTCTCTTCGCAATGAGTCAAACAGGACAACAACTGAAGACCATTGTTAGTCGCGTCTTGGGCGCAAGGTAACTTGGTTTTGACTACTCCATTTCGCATGAACTCAGCCCACTCAAAACACCAAGCTAAATGCTGCCAAGGTTTGTCAGCGTCCTTCCAGCTTAACACTCCTTTTGGGTCGTCCGCTATTTGTTGCGCTTCTTCTGCGTAGCTGTAGGCCCAATCCACGCGCTCTTCTAGGGTGACTTTATCAAACCCGTATGTGTTGGCTCCGTGGATAGCTAGCCACTCAGCATCCTCTTTTTTCTTTACTCGTTCTTCTCTGTAGAACTGGAGCAACCCCCTTGATGGGTCAGCATTTTGGACGTTTAGGAATGCAGGTATATTGTATACACGCCCACGCCAATCGACGTTAGAAGGAAAGAAGAACCTATTGCCTTCAAACTTGTTAGCTAGGTGCAGCACCTTAGCGGTAAGTAATCTTCTAGATTTGGTCGATAGGTTGAGGTCGTATATTTTAGCCGCAGCTCTTCTCCAATTTGTGTTGGCTTCCTTGTTTGTCTTAAAGTCTTTTGGGACAGGAGGAAACTCTTCGTCTTTTCTATTCGGTATGTCTCCTATGGTTACGTTATTATCCCACGCCCATTCCATAACGCTTTTTACCTTTGCGTTAATTTCCCAAGGCGTCTGTTGGATAATGTTGACCGCTTCCATTGGTTCTTTGAGTGTCCCGATGGAGCGGAGGTAATCCATATTAGTGCTTTTGATAAAAGATAACGAAGGAAGTCTTTCGTCGTCCGGGTAACCGCCTGTCCATACGTTTGTCCAAGGTTCAGGCGTTTCGACAGTAGGTAACCAAAACGGTTCCACCAATTCTCTTTTCTCGTTATAATTTTCAATCCACTCAAGGAGTTCTTTAGTGGGAGTGACGAATCTCGTAGGTTTTCTCCCTGCTCGTTCTAAAATATAGACGTATTCAATTAAACCCGTGCAGTAGCGGAAAAGTTCTACGGCGTTTAGCCCCATGTTCAGCTTATCTCTTACTCCCCACCTTTTAAATTCAGGCATCAAACCTTTAGATACTTCGTGCTTCATAGAAGAACGAACATGCCTGACTTTTGCTTTTAACCCTTTTCTTCTCCTAGCACCCAAAAGAATCCCTTGACCTTTTGGCCCATTATTTTTTAGCAAAAACCTACAGCGTAATTCGTCTTCAATCCGGGCTCCTAAGAAAATACTAACCTGAGCTAGAGACCTTCTTTTGGTTATGCTGTCTATAATTGATTTTACCGCTATAAAAGAAATAATCTTAGAGCTTAGCTCTTGGATTTCTGTTTGATACCGCGCAGGGGTTTTGTATCCGACTACTTTGTTTTTCCATTCTTCTATTTTTTCAGCGTAACCGGGCAGAACGCTCCGCATTAACGCTTGCCCGTATCTTGTTTCTATTTCAGCTTCGCGGCCTTTTGCGCTTTCGACCTTAGAACGATAGCGACCAACTCCTAAAGTCAGCATATCTTCGTTTAGTGTGTTTTGTGTCAAGTTACCCACAATGGCTTTTCATATGTCGTTTATTTCGACACGTCAACCGTATGTGTCCAAAACAACGGGCGCAATCGACCTAATGGCGGGCGCAATCGCACATGAT